CAAAACTTTGAGTCAAATGAAGACTCTCTCGATGGTTTTGACTTGGCTGAATTTTCCCCTCGTTGAGGATAAAAATATTTTCTATTAACTTTGCATAAAAATCATATCAAATGGAATTTAAAGTAAGAGAAGTAACAGGAGCCGAAAAAGGGGTTGCTGAAAAAGAACAAGAGTTGCTCGATAAGCACGAGCAAGGATTGAACGGAGGAGCACAAGGTGCTGAAGGTAGTGGAGACCAAGGATTAAATCCACCTGCCGGAGAGCCACAACCACCTGCAGCAGAACCTGTTGAACTAAAAGAAGAGGACGTTCTTTCATATATTGGAAAAAGGTACAACAAGGAAATCAAGTCGTTTGACGATTTGATTGCTGCACGTGAAAGCAATGAAGAGTTGCCTGAAGATGTAGCATCATTCCTTAAGTATAAAAAAGAAACAGGGCGTGGTATTCAAGACTACCTGAAGTTACAGGAAGACTTTGATACTATGGACCCTGACAAAATGCTAAAGCAGTATTTCTTAGCAACTGAGGATGGTCTCGATGAAGATGATATCGAGGCTATGATGGAAGACTTCAATTACAATGAAGACTTAGATGACGAAGCAGATGTTAAGAAGGCTAAATTGGCAAAGAAAAAAGCGATTGCAAAAGCCAAGACTTACTTTACCGAGCAGAAGGAAAAGTACAAACAACCCCTTGAGTCAAGAACGGTTGGTATTCCTGAAGACGAGAAAGAAGAGTACGAGGCATATAAGCAGTACATAAAACAGGCGAGTACCCTAAACGAAGAGCAAGAGAAAAAACGTGAGTGGTTCCAAAAGAAAACTGACGAAGTATTTGGTCAAGAGTTCAAAGGTTTTGAGTTCAATTTAAATGACCGTAAACTTGTTTTTGCTCCCGGTGATGCCACTGAGTTGAAGAAGGTTCAATCAACTCCAATGAACTTTATCAATAAGTACTTGGATGAGAGTGGTCTTATGAAGGACGCAGTAGGATATCACAAGGCATTAGCCATCGCAATGAACCCCGAAAGATTCGCTAAGTTCTTTTATGAGCAGGGCTTGGCAGATGCAACAGAAGATGTAACACGCAAGATAAAGAATGTAAATATGTCTGAGCGTAAAGCACCTGAAGCAATCAATAAGGGGGGAGTGCAAATCCGAGAAGTAAACTCAGGCTCAGGTCGTGGGTTGAAAATCAAAAGTGCAAAAAGAATATAAGTAAAACCCTTTAATTAAACAAAAAAATGGCAGTAAACGCAACCCCCGGATATCAGTTGCAACCCTCAGCAGAGCAAGTTGCCCTATCCACCAATTACATTACTAACTTCAACTTCTTGAATCAGTATCTTCCTGATACCTACGAGAAAGAATTTGAGCGTTATGGAAACCGCACCGTAGCATCCTTCCTTCGTATGGTTGGTGCTGAGATGCCTTCAAACTCTGACCAAATCAAATGGGCAGAACAAGGTCGTCTTCACACCAAGTATGTGGATGTAACCACTACTGTTTTGGCAAGTGCTGACAGTGCTACCTTCACCGTTAATGACCTTAACGTAACAGGTATCGCTATCCGTCCCGGTCAAACCGTTATGATTACTCCTAACGTAGCAGGTCCTACTCAAAACAAAGGTATCGTTACCGCAGTTAGCACTTCGGCTGCTACCTTTACTGTAGCCTTCTACGAAGCAGCAGGTATGACTAACGCTTCAGCAGCCAACAAATTCACTGTATTCATTTACGGTTCTGAATTTAAGAAAGGTACTGTTGGAATGATTGGTTCATTGGAAGCAGAAGACGAAATCTTCAGCAACTCTCCCATCATCATCAAAGACAAATATGCCGTTTCAGGTTCTGATATGGCTCAGATTGGATGGGTTGAAGTAACCACCGAAAACGGTGCTACCGGATATCTGTGGTATTTGAAGTCAGAGCACGAGACTCGTCTTCGCTTTGAAGATTACCTTGAGACCGCTATGTTGGAAGCCGTTCCTGCTGAAACAGGTTCAGGTGTAGTTAACGCTGCACTCAACCCAACCTATGGTAACAAAGGTTCTGAAGGTGTGTTCTACGTAGTAAACTCTCGTGGTAACGTATGGGGTGCAGGTAATCCTACCACCTTGGCTGACTTCGACACAATCGTTTCTCGTCTTGACAAGCAAGGTTCTATCGAAGAGAATGTTCTTTTCGTTAACCGTGACTTCTCTTTTGACATTGACGATATGTTGGCTACCTTGAACGGTTACAGTACTACAGGTGCTGCTAACGCTGCTTCATTCGGTCTGTTCGACAACGATACCGATATGGCTTTGAACCTTGGCTTCAGCGGATTCCGCAGAGGTTACGACTTCTACAAGTCAGATTGGAAATATCTGAACGACCCAACTATGCGTGGTGGTCTGACCCTGTCTACTACAGGTACTACTACCGCTAACGTAATCACAGGTATGCTTGTTCCTGCAGGTTCTACCACTGTGTATGACCAAATCCTTGGTAAGAATGCCAAGCGTCCTTTCCTTCACGTGCGTTACCGTGCGTCTGAGGCTGAAGACCGCAGGTACAAAACTTGGATTACAGGTTCTGCCGGAGGTGCTGCAACAAGTGACCTTGATGCAATGGAAGTTAACTTCCTCTCTGAACGTGCCGTGTGCACTTTGGGAGCAAACAACTTCTTCCTGTTCCGTTACGGTGCTTAATCCTAAGCAAATCAAATGGGGGGTGTCTTCAAAGACACTCCCCTATTTTAAATTCAAATCATATCTTATCAAAAATGAAAAAATCAAATTTAACACCCAAGGACAGGTACTACCGACTCGTTAACGAACTCGCACCTTTGTCCTACACGATTGCAACACGTAACACTCGCAGATATCCTCTGCTATGGTACGATGAAGAAAAAAATGTAAACCGTGCCTTGCGTTATGCGGTTAACCAAAAATCACCATTTGAAGAAGAGCAAGACGGTAATGCTATCATCGAACCGATAACCTTTGAAAGAGGTTTTCTTTTTGTTCCAAAGACCAATCCTGTATTGCAACAGTTTCTTTATTATCATCCTCAGAATGGTGTACTGTTCGAGGAAGTAGATAATGAGCGTGATGCACAGAAAGAAGTTGAGGAACTAAATGTAGAAGTAGAGGCTCTTATCCGTGCACGTGAGATGAGCATTGAGCAACTTGAGACAGTTGGTCGTGTACTTTTCCAACGTGACACAACAAAGGTTACTACTGCTGAGTTGAAGCGTGATATTCTTATCTATGCTCGTAACTATCCTAAGCAATTCCTTGATGCTCTTGAGGACCCAATGCTGAAACTTCAATCTAATGTCCATGTCTTCTTTGATAAGGGGCTATTAGGTTTCAGAAACGGTAATAAAGAGGTTTGGTATAATACCCCAACAAACAAAAAGAAGATGCTTACCGTACCATATGGTGAAGACCCATACGTATTGGTATCATTGTTCTTGAAGTCTGATGAAGGCATCGAGGCTCTTAAGATGTTAGAGTTCCACTTGGATTCTAATTAATTCAGTTCGCTTAAAAGAGAGAGGGGTATAGCCCCTCTTTTTTTTTATGTATCTTTGTAAAAACAGAAAGGGATGATTAATTCAGTTAGAAATACTGTACTCTCCGTGCTTAATAAGAACAACTATGGGTATGTTTCTCCTTCAGATTTCAACCTATATGCTCAACAGGCACAGTTAGAAATATTCGAGGAATACTTTAGTGAGTATAATAATCTTGTAAACAAAGAGAATGCAAGAGTATCGGGAACCGGATATGCAGATATGAAGAAAAGTGTTGAAGAGATGATTGACATTTTTTCTGTAACTAATTTCTTAGGTCATAATTCAATAAACACATACTTTCTGCCATCATTAATCACAACAGGTGACGACTACTTTATGATAAATAAAGTTCTGTGCTATCCTGTGATTCTTGCTCAAGGTCAGAATACAAACACTGTTTTAAATTCATTAGAAGATTCATCTGCTACTTTCATCACTGATGGTGTAGCCGTTGGTGATATCGTTGCAAATCTTTCTACCGGGAATCAAGCCACTGTAGTAAACGTGGTATCTCAAACTGTGCTTCTATTATCAGCAAACATATTTACTGTATTCCCAAATAACTATGCCGTATATGATAAAAGTGTTGTGAATGAAGTAGAGAGAGTAAGCCATAATAAAATAACATTGCTTAATAACTCTCTATTGACTGCACCATCAAACACATATCCTGCATATACTCAAGAATATGATTTGATTAGTATTTATCCTGAGACCATTGCAAAGCAAGGTCAGATTGTAAGTCAATATATAAGATATCCAAAAACACCGAAGTGGACATATGTTACTCTGTTAAACGGTGAGCCATCTTTTGACCAATCTCAGCCGGACTATCAAGACTTTGAGATTCCTCTTGAGGATGAGTATAAACTGATTCAAAAGATTCTTCAGTATGCAGGTATATCTATCCGGGAGACTGAGGTTTATCAGTTCGCTAAGGTTGAGGAAAGAGAGCAGCAACAACAATAATAAACAACTATGGCTTATATATCACAGTTCGATTACTATAATGACCAAGACAATT